ACTTAATCTTTATTAGTTTGTTCTCAACTTTAATTAAATTAGTTTCTAATAATTTATCGTAATAATCTCCAACAATATTTTTAAGTTCACTGTTGGAAACCTTACACCCCTTGCTCCAGTAAAAGCAGCATACTCTCATAAATGCACCTTGTACATCAAAGTTTTGAAAAGCAATTGTTCCTGTTAACCATTGGTTGGGAAAGAATTTAAAGTATGGTAGTTCAATCATATTTGATTAGTTTGTTTTGTTAATTGTTCTAAACACAAAAATTCATTAATTTGTTTTTTATCTGTTATTTTGTGTGATTTATCAGTAATTAAATCTTCAATTTTTATTTGATCATAAGGTTTATTTCCTCTAATAATTAATACTTGTAATTTCCAATTATCAAATAACTGTGGATTATCATTTATTTTTTTTGCTATATCAGCAAGTATTTTTAATGCATCATATTGTTGTTTACCAACTTTTTCCCTCTCGTGTTTATATTCTGCTAATCTAATTATCTTTCTTCTTTTTTTAACCTGTAATAAATCTAAATCAATGGAAGTCATTATACGAGGTAAATTTTTTCCAATATATTCATTTAATTCACTATTAAAATAATTTCCTAACTTTTCCATTCCGCTATTCTTTTTTTACAAATATTATATGATTCTTCTATAATTTCAGAAGCAATAACATTTCTTTTATTATTTAATGAAGCTAATATAGTTGTTCCACCACCAGCAAATGGTTCAAGTATTGTATCACCAATATTAGTAAAATTTTCAATAATATAATTTAATTCAATTTCAGCTTGTTGCCATTTATGATATTTTTTTTCTATACCTGTACCTGTAATAAAATCATCCATTGGTTTTTTTATTTTACTAAAATTATTCTGATAAATTAATATTGGTTTCCATCCACAAAATAAATTTCTACCATTTATTAATTGTCTATTTCCAGTATGCAATAAACTGAAAATCCAATAATAATTTAAATGTTCATTCATTCTTTTCATTACTTCTGGTAAATTCATTTGACCGCTATAAGCTATACAAAAACCATTAGGTTTTAAAACTCTTTTAGCAAACCTTGATAGTTTTGTCCAACATTCTAAAAACTCTTTTGGATAAGGAGGATCAGTAATTATACAATCAATACTACCATCTTTAATATCTGCAAACACTTCTTCAAAATCACCTAATCTAAAATCTATTTCTATTTCTTTGTTACTACCTTCTTCTGCTAATATTCTTCTTTCTTCTTGTATTGCTTCTTTCTTTTCCTCTTTTTTTATTTCTTTATAAGCAGCATTAATACTTACTTCACCTGTTCTTAATTTTGCTTTTACTTCTTCTGGTGCTTTCTCTTGTATCTTTTTTACTTTAGCTATTGTATCGTGTGAAACTGCTGCAACTTTTGAAAGTTCTTTTCTTGTATCAATTGGTTTCACTTCTGCAGAAATCTGCGAAAGTGAATTTCCTTTATATTGTATAGCTTGATTTTCTTTTGCTTTTGCTCTAAATACATCTTCTAATTGTAGTGCTAAAACAGTTCTTTGGTAGTTAGTTAAATTACGTCTTCCGAATTGATTGAGTATCATCCATTCTTTAACATCATCTTCACTATTAAAACTTTTACTTTCTGTTTTAAATTCTAAGCTCCATTGTTGAGCAATTTTAAATCTATTATGACCATCAATTATATAATCATTCCAAGTTAGAATTGGTTCTCTAATACCTTCTTCTAAACAATTGCTTTCAAGTTGTTTATACTCTTCGTTTGTTAAAGGTGGTATAAGTTCTTGAAATTCTTTTAATATATTCATTAGTTATTTTTTTTTAAGTTGTTGTAATAAAGTTCTTTTTCTGTTTCACTCAGATCATCAAAGTTGTAAGTTGGAATGCTTCCATACTTCATTTCATCTTTGTAATAGGGTTCTTGTTTTGAATTAAGGGAGACATAATCTCCCTTTTTATGTTTGAATTCATAGTAGTATAAATACTTCCTAACTGTTACAAGATTTAACCCAGTAATGTGTTTTATTTCATTATCACTGTAACCCCTTGATTTTAGGGATAGTATTTTATAGTACCTTTCAAGGTTAAGTTTAAAATGGTAAGTCATCACCATCTTCAAAACTTTCAGTTTGAGCTTTTGGTTCAGGTTGCCATTTATCAATACTTATTGCAACATCTTTGTTAAATTGATCTATTTCATCTTTGATGTTGATGTTAATTCTGATAAACTTATGTCCCTTAAACTCTTCAATATGGTCTTTAATTTTATTGATGTTTATTGTAGCTTTTAACCAAGTTTCACTTTGTTTTTTACCACTTCCACAGTATACTTTTTTTTCACTCATTTTTATTTGTTTTTAGATTAATTTTATTTCACTACTGTAACTCATTGGCTGCCCATCCCATTCTTTGAATGCATCAACCAAATCATTGTATTTTTCAACTCCTCTGTAAATTGATTTTTCAGATAATTCATACACCTGAACATTGTAAGGTTCTGATTTTTCAATTGCAATAATATAGTAAACAGTATCTTTTGGAAATGCTTCCAAATACATTGCACCCTGCATTATATACCCAAGATTGTCATAGTACAAATCTCTTTCAAACCTTTCTCCAGCATCAGTTGTTGTTTTAATATCAGCAATAAAACCTTCTCCAACCATATCAACAAACCCGTGAAAGTTTACACCCTTGCACTGCCATTCTATGTGCTTTTCAGTTTCAGTTGTTTTGGATAGTAAATCTTTAAATACTTTATTTTCTAAAGCTTTGCTATAGGTTTTATAACAATGATTGTACAATTTTGTAGTTACAATTGTTTTGCTTGGATGCCTTTCTTGAAACTCTGCCCAAGCTTTACCAGCTCTTCTTCCTTCATATTGAATATACTCTCGCAATAGCTCTTCAGGTTCAAGTACCATTTTATGCAACAGTTTGCCAAACTCCTGTGCATCTGTTGGAGGTGTTTCTTCCTTGTTCCAATAGCTTAATAAATGATTTGGGGATTTACTAAAAGCACTTAATGCTGAATAACTTAATCTATCTTTTTTCATCTTAATTATTTTTAAAGGATTCGCTTTCATCTTCTCCAAACACCCCAAGCTCATAAAAACCACATAGCTTTAGAACTATTCTGCTCATTGCTCTCTTTTCTGCAATGGCTACTGGATAAGCATTTCTGTTGTTTTCAGGGGAACACTCACCGTAGGTTTGTATCTCTACATCATTGCATTTACCTGTTGCTTTGATTATACAGGTTTTTAAATCTGGATTATAATGCTTAAGATCATAATTAATTGAAATCTCTGCTCTTGCTTGAATTTTATCAATACCACTTCTTGTGATTATGTGATAGTGTTTGTGCTTAAATGTATCTTCAACATCAAGCTCATACTTTTGAAACAAAGTATTAAGTTGTTCTTTTCTGTTCATCGTTAATGAATTTTAGTGTTAATAATTGTAGTTGTTTTGTTTTTGAAAGTATTGTCTTGCAACGTAAACTTTTTGAGTTTATCAATCTTAGTTTTCTTTGCAAATCTTCCAAGTTGTAGATTTCCTTTTCAAAGCCATTTAAAATGCTTCTAAGGGACTTTTGAGAAATTTGTGTGTGTTTGTTAAGTAAAATGTTTTTATGCCAGTTAACTCTTGTTAAACAGCTTTTAACATTTCCAAGAAGTTCTTGCTCAAAATGATGTGTTTGCCATTGATCTAAACGCTCTTGCAGATATTTGTAATGTGCTTCTTCTTCCAATGTGTAATTCATAGCTCTTGTTTTAAGGTTTCAAGAATTTTTAGCAGTTGCATAAACTCACCATTATTTACACAAATAGAATATTGAGTTTTGAAGCTTTTGAATTTTACAGATTTGAAATTGTCATTTTGTACAATCTCAACATCTACTTCAGTATGCCTGTCAGATAGGGTAACAATGTGTCTTTTATGTTTACTTGTTACTTCCATCCTTTACTTTTTTAGAATGTTCTTTATTGAATTTTTGCATTAACTCAACAAGAGTAGCTGAGTAGTTTAAACCAAGTTTTTCATTGGTTTCTTTGAATTTGTGCATTATATCTTCTTTGCCTTTCTGCACATAGAATGTTCTTACCATTGTTTTAAAGATTAATTATTAAATAACTGATTATTTTGTAACTAATGTAAAGTGCAGTTACTAGCACTGTTGTGTTTAATATTTCCTTTTTCATTGTTTGAATTTTTTAGTTGGAAATACATAATCAAGCAATTCATCTTCTTGAATGTCAAGAACTGTTGCTTTAATAAGTTTTACAGATTCTTCAGCAGTAATTTTACCTTGCTCAACCTGTTCAATGATGTTTAAAATTTTATTCATAGTTGTTTTTATTTAATTAAAAAATAAGGTGGATTGAAAATCACAGGATTTTTTTCATCTATTTTACCATAATTAGTAAAGTTTCTATCATTAAACCATACTGACTTAGGACACCAAAAACTAAATTCTTTATGGTCTGATACCATACTTGTACCTCTTTTTACTATTTTACTATAGCATAATAAAAAGGCTTTTTCAGTTTCTTTAAGAATATAAATTTCTTGATTATTAAAACCATTCATAACAACCTCAGTGTTATATGGTAATTGTTTTTTTTCTAATTCTAACATAGTTGTAATGTTTTTTGTAAATATATAAATAATAATTATAAATATACAATACTTAAATAAAAAAAAATTAAAATAAATGTGTTAACCTTGCTACCTGACCATTGTTTTTTGAGAATATAAAGCTTTCTATTGCTTGATTGTTAGATGAAGTATAACCGTATTTTGAATGCCATCTATCTGCTGGTGATGGACTGCGTAAGCTTTCAAGTGACAAACCAACATAATCTTTATTTATTTTGTGATGAACGTGGTGAGTAAACATATATCTGTACTTACACTTGCTCCAATCCTTGCATTCATCAGCCATAAGCATAGGCAATAAATCCCACTTTGCACCATCACCGTGAGTACTGCCGATTAAATTGTTTTTATACTTGTAATACTTCCTGTATTGTAAGCTAATATCAAAACTTATGTTCTTATTATTCTTAAAATATGTAGCAATTACATCTGCTAACATAAAACCAGTTAAATAGTCGTGGTTACTGCTGTTATACATAATATGTAAATCTGGATAAAATGCCAACAGCATTTCAATGATATTAATATACAACCTTTTAGCAATGTGAAAATGCTCAAAGAACATTCCGTCGACATCTTGCTCAGTTCCTCTTGTGGTTTTGTTGCTAAAACTATCAATGTGCATCACATCATTGCCAATAACAAGAAGTATTTTATCTATGTTAAAACCTCTGCTTTTATCTAGGCAACCTTGTACACCTTCAAGCGTTCTAATTACAGCTTTCTGCTTGTTGTATTCCTCACCACTTATAAAACTTTTACATAATTTACCAATGTGAATATCTGCTGGTGATATCAACAGTAAATGTCCATCACTAACCTTTGGCTTTTCAATGTATTTAAACTCTGGTGCATACTGCTGAAGCTCTTGAATTAAATCTTCTTTGAATTGTTTTAAATCTCTTGATCTAAAATTTGCATTCTTAAAATATAAACTTGCATTTTTAGATTTTATCCAACCACTGTGTACATCATTTGGGTTTAAACCCTCACTTTTAGCTTCTTCTTTTACCCTTCTATATTGCTGAATAATGTTTGCTTCATCTTCAGTTAATCTGTATCTAGGGTTTCCCCTTTCTTTTTTATACCTATCTGAAAAATCTTTGTTAAAATTTCTCATTTTGTTAGTCTTTTATAGATAACCAACAAAACAAAACCAATAAGAAAAATGTAAATTAAACTCTGGTATTTTTCCCACCAGCTTATTTCTTTATATACAATCTTTTCAACTTCAATTGGTATAATCTTCTCCTTAATAATCGTATCATTAGGTAATTTAACTGAATGAATGATTTTCTCTGTGATTGTGTCGTATTTATACGATATCTTAACCCTTTCATTATTTAGTACAATTACACAATCTTGTTTGATGAAGTTGTTTATTAAAGTTGTATCATATTGCTGAACTATAAAGGTATCAATAACCCTTATTGTATCAATAGAAACCTCTGTTAAATGTGGGTATTTTTTAACTAATCTATTTAGTCTTTTTTGTGGTGAACAACTAAAGAGCAGTGCTACTGTGAGAACTTGGATAATATACCTTTTAAGGCTTTTCTTAACCATCTTTTTGTATTTTCTGCTTTGAATAAAAACAATACTAATGAAATACATAGAACTACACAAAAATCAAGTAAATCTACTTGCATCCAGTAGAAAGCATACACATTCAAAGCCAATATAATCAAACCTATAATGTTGGTTAATATGTTTTTTTGTTGGTCATTCATTATTTCTTACTTTTTTTCTGGTATTTATATCCCTTTGGCTGAAGCTCTGCATACTCTTCACCAGCATTGAAACACGGACAGGCTTTATTGGCAAATTCAAAATGGCTATGTATTGAAGCTTCTGGATAAATGTGTGTTAGTGTTTTAAGTATTTTAACTAATGCTTTTTTCTGTGCTTCTGTTCTTGTATCTTTTGCTCTTTTGCTTTTACCTAAACCACCAATGTAACAAATTCCAATGCTAGTTTCATTTTCTCCTTTTGTGTGCGCTCCAGACCTGTTTATTGGTCTTCCATAGTCAATAGCACCATCCAAACCAATTACATAATGATAACCTATATCACTCCAACCTCTGCCTTGAACGTGCCATCTTTTTATCGTTGATGTAGAAACATTAACACCCTCAACAGTTGCAGAACAGTGTATAATTATTTTATCAATCTTTCTCATAATTATTTATTTTCTTTTCTTCTTTGTGTTCTTGCTGATTTTTTTCTTGCATTTTGTAACAACCTTTCTTCCATTTTTGCTACTTGCCTATGAAGCTCGGTGTTCTCTTTAATCAACTCATCAATCTTTAATTCTAAACCTTCAATCTTGGCTTTTAACTCTTCTATAACTCTATATGAAAGTTCATCATTTCTCTCTTCTTTTTTTGCTTTAATGTCAATTCTTTGCTTTATCAAAGACCATATTTCCTTAATACCTAGTGCAGTTACTAGGGTTGATATCAAAACAATTAAATTGTGATCTTCCATATTTAAAGCTTTTTGCACAATATTATACTTTTATTCTTCAACTGGTTCTTCTTGGCTCCAAGCTGCTGTTGACATTAATTCTAAAGCTTCTGAGTGAGTTAAAGTTTGTGATGGTTTTACTGTACCATCTTTTATAAATGATGGCTCTGAACTGTATTTAATTACAAATAAAGTATCATCTAAACTTCTTCTAATTGTTTTTGGAGAGTTTTCTAAAATTTCTCTAAATTTTACTTTGCCTAAATCTTCTGTTTTTATAATGCTGTAAGTTCTCATTTTATAATTTTATGAAGGTGTATCTTCAACAATATCATCTGCTGCCATATTTGTCATTGTTCCATCGTTACTTCCTGAACCATTATCAGTGAGGGTTGGAAAAGTATCACCATCGCCCATCCTCCACCAGTGAGAAGGGTTTAAAGAAGAAATATCATTTGCAACACCTGAATTGAATATTGTATTTACATTTGCCTGTGTTAAAGTATAATTAAAAATGCTAAACTCATCAATGTTTCCAGCAAACTCATTTGAGGTTGTAAAAGAACCAATGTGGAAATCAGATGTTGTAGAATTAATATTTGTTGTTGAAGCTCCAGCAGATGTATTTGTTAATTGGTTTGCATTCACATATACTTTCATTTTTAGAGCATTATCTGATTCAGAACCATCAAATGTAATAGCTATATGATACCATTCATCTAGCGTCCAGCTTTGTGAACTTTCATTGAACATTATTGGTGTACCACCACTAAATCCTTCTGCTCTTAATCTTATTGATATTCCAGTTCCTTTTTTTTGCACTTGTATTTGTTGGTTTGGTCCACTTCCTTGATATGCACTAAATAAAAATTTAAGTCCTGTTGCTTGTGGTTTTATCCAAAGCGACCAACTTCCATTAGTTGCATTATTTAAAGTAGTTACATTTCCACAATTAACAAAATCATCCACACCATCAAATAAAACAGATTTTGTGTTTGAAAATGAAGGTGTAGATGGTGCAACCATAACAGTATCACCACTTGCACTGTTCTCATAAACAGAACCAGCACCAATGTTGTTGGTAGCTAATTTACCCCATCCATTAGTGTTGTTAATTACTCCTTGTCCCCATCCATTTGTTACTGCCATAATCTATTTTTTAAAGTACAAATCCTCCAAAATCTGCTACATCATCAGGGTTCATATCACCATTGCTGTTGCTGTTGTATTCTGGAAATAATGTTTGATTAAACGTTATGTAATCAATAAACCTACGTGTGTAATGCTGTGCTGTATCTCTTGCTTTTTCAATTAAGCTGTCAACCCTGTTTTTATCCAATACTGTACTGTTTTCAGGTTGCATTGAAAATATACCATTGTTTGTAATATTCACACCAGCATAGGGTAAATACTCGACCATTGCCCAGTATATCAACATATCTTTTATATGGTCTTTTACCAAATTAAAATAATTAGGGTTATCTACCAAAGTTAAAGTTCCAGCAGTAATTAAACTTTCAATTTTCTCCATTAAATCAGTTCCTAAATAGTTCTGAATATGAATGTCCTGTGCAATACGGATATAGGGTAAGAATTTATCTGGATCAAGGTTTCCGTTTGCAGTTGTGAATGTAACTAAATCTTGTCGTGATATAAAAAGTGCTTTTGGCATTATCTAGCGTCTTTTGGTAAATTTCTATTTCTTGGACTAAATCCTTTTCTTGGCATATCATTAGGTGCAACAGGAACTTTCTGTGGGTTTTTAGGTGCTACAAAACCTTTGCTTCTTGCTCTGCCTGTTGTTATCTCTGTTTCTTTTCCATCCTTTAGCATATAAGTTTTTCTGAACCATTTGTGTCGGCATCTTGGTCCGCCTTTATACAACCATATTGAATACGTGTCAGCACCATTCTCACCAAAACCAGCATTTACTGGCTTTTTATCCATCATCATAATATCTTCTTTCCTGTATACTTTATCTGCTGCAACCATTTTTTTACAAAATTCTCTTGAATTTGCACTTACTCTTTTTGGTGAATAAGTGTATCTAACTTTAAATAATACACCTTTCTGACTTTCTTGCTTTGAAGTGCCATCTTGCTCACTTTTTGCTTTTGGTCTTGCAACACCTGTACTAGCTAGGTTCAGCATTTTATCCAAACTTGCTTCATTATCATAATCAACTTCCCTTTCATCTACAACAGTGTAGTTTTCTAAATCTTCATCTTCACCTAAAGCTATAAGCTCATCAGCAATGCTGTTTAATACTTTGTCATCTATGTTGTGAAAACAGTGCCTTGTAGCTTCTAATGCTTCAGCATCATCTTCTTGCTTTATTCCAGTTTCTTCTTCTTTTGTTTCTGCATCTAAATCATCATCTAAATCCATAAACTCTAAAGGTTCAATAGTTTTAAAATACATATTTAGTGATATGTTATTTACTGCAAACAATTCATCTAAGGCATCTAAAATTAAATCTTGATAAGGTTTTATAACTACATTGTTAAATAACAAACTAGCATTTTTGATCTCATCAGCATTTGAACCTAAACCATTATTACCATCTCTTAAACCAATTAACAAAGGAGAACTAACCCTATGTGTTACAAGTATTTTTCTTGTACACTCTTCTGATAGATAATTATAGTGTTCAGGTGCATCTGTTAAGCTTATATCATCAATTGTAGTCTTACTTTCTGTATTGTTGTTAAATGCTACAATTACTTTTTCTCCATAACTTCCTGTAAGCTTTTGTAATACCTGTGATTTTATGTGTTCTTGCTTTTCCCTATCTGGAACACCGTTGTTAAAATTAATTATTTTAGTACCACTAAAGCTGCATTGTGCATCATTTATTAAGTAATCTGCAATATGTTTCTCTAAAGTGCAATACGCTGTTTGATAATCAGCTGGACTATAGTAAAAGTACCCACTTACATATCTTCTTACAATAAATATTTCATTAGTTGCACCACTACCAAATACAGGGAATTTTTTAAGCTCTGTTTGCTTTGTTACTTTTGTCCAATCAGCACTGTATAAATAATTTTTTATTTTACCATCTTCACCACACTTTTCGGCGCGTAATGTTTCTCTTGGAAAATGTGTAATACTTGCAATTTTATCACCTGAATAAGTAACTTGAAAAGCACCTTCACCCAATAATTTTAAATCCTGTACAACCCTTCTTAATTCTTTGTGTTTTAAGATTTTTTTCATTTCAGCATACTGCTCAGGCTTTCTATTGCTATCTGTTGCATCTAACCCTTTGCCATATATTTGGTTTACAATACCATTTATTACAGCATTGTTTGTAGTGCTATCCATATAAGCATCAATTAAACTTTGGTAATAATCATTGTTATCACCAATGCCTACCCAATCCTGATTCTTTTCTTCAGTAATTGTTGGTCTTTCGTAGCTGCTAAGTTGTATTAAGTGAACATTGTCC